GGGTTTTACATCGTCCGACAGATGTCCTTTACTGTGAAAGGATAAGTCTTGGGTTTTCACTGAGAATCTCAGTGGAGCTTAATTCTGACCTCCCTTGCTTACGCAAAGGTGAACATCGATGGTTTCTCGTTCTGTTTTCTAGCCTTTAGGGCTATATCCAGAATAGAGATCAACGATCGATCGAAATCACGTACGGCTTCTTGAGGATGTCGCGGAAGCAGTATCGAAAGACTAGAGCGATCTAAGGAATGGTTGATAGTAAGCAACTTATCCTTGAAGCGTTCTAGAGCCTTCCGGTACTGAGTGACCAACTGTTCACGCATATCTGAAAGATGTTTTGCCTTTTCCTCAGGCGTCATTTCTGACACATGAGGTTGAGACATAGCATCTCTAAGCTCTGCAGTGATCAAGACATCAATAGGACCTACCTCTAATACTTCCTCAACGGTTGTATCATAGCGTAGATCCTGGAGAGTCTTAGACAGTGTGGTCACTTCGGAGACAGTGTCCTCTAGAAGCATTCGCTGAGAATGTGCGTTCCCAAGGAAAACTTGAGCATAGGGATCAACCTTGTGCTCTCGATCTCCCAGGACCACAGTATCAGGGAACACAACTTTTGGGCACTTTTTGAAATCCAGAGTCCACCTAGGAAGTTTCGTTTCGTCACAGATCATGTCTAGATCGCGGTCCGGTTTGAGGACAGTATCTCTACTGAAATCAATATCGCACCACTCTAGCAGGCTCAGTGCCGATTCGTACTTCTCCTTCAGTTCGGGATGTATTCGGCTTATATTAATGGATTTAGTATGAGCCAAGTACACCTTCGAAATGAAGGGCAGGGAGACTATGGATTGCAAAGTCTTTATTCGGGCTTCGACCTTATTAAGGGTTGACTTATACTCTTCGAGTATAAGGCCTTGATAAGTCCGGAGACCGAGTAAAGAATCTCCAATATCCTTAACGCTGCTCTGAGCATAGCGTTTCAGGCTCATACAGAACAAGGGTAGCCCAGGACTCACCAGTCCTGAACCAACCTCAATAGCTGTAAGTTCTTGAAGGCCCTTCCCGAAGGCTTTCGAGCCTCCGAGAAGTGCCCCAAAAACTAGCCCTGAAACGTAATGCACAGCATTGTGAACCACCCCTGATCGGCGTGCCGTTTCCACCCTTTTGGTAAGAGATGGAATCAGCGTAAACCGCAAGACTCTGGCAAAGAAATTATCTGCCTCGGGATCTAAGTATCCACGCCCCAATGCCTGATAAACCGCACCAAAACGGCTTTTGGCCGAATTGGAGGCGAGTTCATCCGCAAAGGAAAATGGACTCAGATTTTGCTCTCCAAGAAAAGATTGAGAAGCGAAATTGAAGAAGCCCTCACTGGATGTGAAGGACTTCGGCAATCCGATCTTAATCCCTAATTGGGAGCATACGAGAAGATACTTCTCTGCAACAGCCTTACCAGCAATCACAATGTCGTCGCCGAGAACTCGGTAAGCCGAAAAAGGGAATACCCCTGCAAGGTAAGCACTGTACTGAACTACACCATGGTGTAGCAAAGCCAGCGCCCCCCAAGAGGAGTGCGCCCCCATCGGTTGACCGGTTCCATATTTCACAATATGTTTTCCGGCAACGACCATGCGTTTGCTGAAGGTCTTCACCCTACCGGTTCTATGACAAGTTTTGTCATATTCCCAGTTTGGTGTTAACCAAGGTCTACTGCGTAGCAGGGATAGCCACGCATCGACAATGTCCTTGCCGAGGATCCCCTCCAGGAGTACTCCATAAAGTACCCAAGGTATCGTATCCGTCGCTTTGGTAAGATCATAAGAGAAAATCTCTTTGTGACCTTCCTTGGCGAAGGAATTGACTCCTTCCTGCTGATCAAAAGTTGCATCAGAAGGGAGGGCCTTGAGTATTTTAAAGAATACATCATGGAGCGGCCTCAAAAAGGTTTGAGTCCAAATGTCCACGATTGCAATGATTCGCACCTTCCCTGCGGGTTCCTTCAACGCATGAAGGCGACCGCACTGAAGTTGCGAAGCATCCGTTCGGAATGTTTTAGGTAATTTATTCCCTGAAGCATCCCGACCACTATCGAGGGCCTTTCGGACCTTGTCGAGACTGGCCGCATCCGCATCCTCAATGGAGTTCCAACTAACTGGCCCAATCAGCATTTCGATTAGCTTGGTCGCTATATCGGAAAACTGATTGGTGTCCAACTGACCAAGCAGTTGAGTTGACTTGATCGCCTGCATGTACCGGTACAGTACAGAATCCTTCCACCCGTTAAGAACCCAATAAAGGGTATCTAGCGGGGCGGAGGTGAGACTCCATGCTGCATTCGGTCCAGCAGACGCCGAGAAAACGAACTCTGCGGGGCAGATGTTCTTTTGAACCCATTGAAGATCTATCTTGGCTCTCGAAAATAGCCATTTGGTAAAGAAGGGAACGAATTCCCTAACTTTATTAAGGTGACCTTCGTACTCCGGCGTGAGATCAAAGGGAGCAACGATGGCAGATAAATCTGGCATTGAATGCTTTCCTGAGATAGCACGATAGAGATACAAAAGTGAACCCCAAATGACTATCGTCGATGAGTTACGATTGCGGATCGACTGCCGCACTGGCAGCGGTAGCATACTCGGTAACCCATTGGA